CTCACAAATAATGTACCGCTCTGGTCAACGTTCAGTTGTGGAGTGGATTCAACACTACCTCACGGAAGAAAACAATGGGTAAGAAAGCTGTTAAAAGGGCTGTCAGAGCGGCTGGACCTAACATCTCCAAAAAGGAGATGAAGCGAATCGTCAATGCTGCTGGTGGTAATGTTAAACAAGCGGTAAATCAAATCTCTAGAGCAGGTGCTAACCTGTCATCTGGTACAACTAATATGTTGATCAGGCAGGCAGAGCAAGCACCAATCTTCAGACCAGTTAACTATGGAACCAGTAAACTGGCACAAGCTATTCAAAGCATGGTCCCAACTCGCAAACCACCTGGTGTCGTTATGAGAGCAGGCTCAATGCAGAGTCCTATTAGTACAATAGCGAGTCCTGGCTTCAATCCCGGGGGAAGAACTGATAAGAACCGCATGATTGCTGGTACAGTTCTTCGACCTAATGGCAGCATTGCTGTACGTCCCATGCAAGCTACTGCTCCTGCTGCTCCTGCTGCTCCTCCTCCGCTATCAACCGCTACCGTACCAACCGATCCCGTACCAACCGATACCGGAGATGAATTTGACTACGGAAATGACTTTGACTGGAGCTCTCTGTTTGGAGACTTGTTTGATTATGGCTCCATGTTCGATGATCTTCAAACAGATATGATGGGAATGTTTGAGGATTTGTCCTCTAAATTTGATGTTAAAGATCCCATTCAACTTGCTGCTCTTGGTAAAGCTTACGGTGGTGATCTGATCCGTGCTCGTCAACGGCAACGCAAGACTCGTCCTGATTATCTGCGTAATCGAATGAATAACATGGCTATTGGTGGTGCTAACGCTCTCGGTTCCCTGGCATTTGGTGGGGGCGTGACAATCTAATGTCTGCTAAAGAACGTTATGATTTATTGCACGGTGATCGCACTCAATATCTCAACATTGCACGTAGAGCAGCTGAACTGACTCTACCTTACCTGATCAATGATGATGAAGAGTCCTACAAAACAGCTAAACCTCTGCCATCTCCTTGGCAAAGTGTTGGTGCTAAAGGTGTGGTGACTCTTTCTGCTAAACTGATGCTTGCATTACTTCCTCCGCAGACAAGCTTCTTTAAGCTTCAACTGGATGAAACAATGCTTGGTCAGGAATACGGACCTGGTATTAAATCAGAACTTGATCTAGCATTTGCTAAGATTGAGCGTACCATTATGGAATCCATTGCTGCTAGTGATGATCGTGTCGTTGTACACCAAGCACTAAAGCATCTAGTGGTTGCAGGTAATGCTCTTCTGTATATGGGTAAGGATGGGCTTCGGTTGTATCCCCTTAATCGCTATGTTGTAGACCGAGATGGTGCTGGTAACGTCATTGAAATTGTAACCAAAGAACGAGTATCTAGGAAACTTCTTGAAGGCATTCTTCCTGAACCTAAACCTAACGATGTTGCAAGAGACAAACGTGGTGATCGTGATGAAGTAGATATCTACACACATGTTCGCCGCGACAACAATCGTTATGTATGGCATCAAGAAGTTGATGATACTGTTATTCCTAAGTCCTTCGGTAAGGCACCACTTGATGCTACTCCTTGGTTAGCTCTTCGATTCAACTCTGTTGATGGTGAGATGTATGGCCGAGGTCGCGTCGAAGAATTCATGGGAGATCTACGCTCCCTTGAAGCACTCTCTCAGGCACTCGTAGAAGGCTCTGCAGCAGCCGCTAAGGTAGTCTTCGTAGTGTCACCCTCAAGCACCACTAAACCGCAGACGCTGGCCGCTGCAGGCAACGGTGCGATTGTTCAAGGAAGACCTGATGACATTGGTGTTGTTCAGGTTGGTAAAACAGCTGACTTCAGGACTGCCTATGAGATGGCTCTTCAACTTGAACGTCGGTTGTCTGATGCATTCCTTATCCTTAATGTTCGCCAGTCAGAACGTACTACTGCAGAAGAAGTACGCATGACTCAACTTGAACTTGAGCAACAGCTTGGTGGTCTCTTCAGTATGCTTACTGTAGACTTCCTTGTACCCTATCTCAATCGTAAGTTGAGCGTCTTCCAAAAGACTGGTGAGATTCCTCGTATTCCAAAAGGTATTGTCAAACCTACTATTGTGGCTGGTATCAATGCACTTGGACGAGGGCAAGATCGAGAAAGCCTTGGTTCTTTCTTGACGACTATTGCACAAACAATGGGTCCGGAAGCTATTCAAACGTTTGTTAACCCTGAAGAAGTTATCAAGCGTCTGGCTGCTGCACAAGGTATTGATGTACTCAACCTTGTGAAGTCCATGCAGGATGTACAGGCAGAACAACAGCAAGCGATGCAGCAACAGCAACAGCTGGAGCTTACTAAGCAAGCTGGTCAACTAGCCTCTGCTCCTGTAAATGATCCATCTAAATATCCACAACCTAATGAGCAACCAAACACCCCGCCGCAGTAATCGGCGTAAACCTACACAACCTGAACCTGAGAAGGAAGTCCGTACAGTAGAGCATCCACCTACTGAGAAACCTGTACTTAAGGTAGAAACTGCTAAACCCAATAAGTACGCACCTAAGACTAAAGTAGGTACACCCGACCTTGGTCGTTCACCTAACTATGTAACCAAAGTTGGTCTTGGAAATCTTAAAGTAACTACTGCGCATGGCAACCCTGATGACGTATGATCCCACCCCTGCGGATCAACCTGAGTTTAATGAAGCTGAGCAAGAAGCGCTTGCCATTGGTGAGGCAGCTGCTGCTGAACAAGAGCAGCTCCTCGCTGGTAAGTTTAAAGACGCTGAAGCACTAGAGAAAGCTTACATCGAACTCCAATCCAAACTTGGTTCCCATCAAGAAGATTCCTCAAATGAGGAACCGACTGATGACGAATCAGAGGATGTTGAAGAAGAATCAATCAGCGTCCTTGATGCTCTTTGGGAAGACGCCCAAACTGGTGAGCTATCTAAAGAGACAAAAGAACAACTGGCTAAGATGAATCCTGCTGAAGTTGCAGCAGAGTATCTTAAGTATCGGAAACAGATCGAAGACAGCCAACCTACTGCTGAAGATATTAGTGACGCACAAGCTGCTGAGCTTCGTGGTATTGCTGGTGGTGATAAAGGTTACCAGGAAATGATTGCTTGGGCATCAGAAAACCTTTCACCTCAAGACATTGAACGCTATGATAATGTCATCGCTGGTGGAAACTACGATGCTATTACATTTGCTATTGAAGCACTTAAATCAAAGTACACTGAAGCTATGGGTGTTGAAGGACAACTGTTTACAGGTAAACCTGCCGCTAGCAGTAAGGATGTCTTCCGTTCACAAGCTGAGGTAGTGCAGGCTATGTCTGATCCTCGCTATGATCGTGATCCTGCATATCGCCAAGATGTGTTTGCTAAACTTGAACGCTCTGATCTGAACTACTAATGACTGTCACCACTAACGAATACGGCCAACAAAACATTTTTGCTAAAGAACCCCCTATCATTATGTCTGATCATCCCTACGGTGTACCCCACAACGAACGTGCTGAACTCCTCAATGGCCGCCTTGCTATGCTTGGCTTCGTGGCTGCTGTTGGTGCTTACGCAGTAACCGGGCAACTGATTCCTGGTGTGTTCTGATGAGCTGCGGAAAGAAAGGCCACAAAGGTGGCGGTAAGAAAAAGTAAGTATTGATAGATCCGTCAATACTGCGCGTGCATTGGCGGATCAGTAGAAGTAATCAATATAAAAGTTCTTCGCTTTATTATTATGATTCCTCTTCTAACTACTCTGTCAGTGATCTCCAGTTGGTATGGTCCTGGTTTCCATGGGAACCGTACTGCCAACGGAGAGAGATATAATCAGTATGACCTTACTGCAGCGCACAAGACACTACCGTTTGGAACACGCCTGAGGGTGTGCTATAAACGCTGTGCCGTTGTACGGGTCAATGATCGTGGTCCCTACATTCATGGTCGGGAGTTCGATCTCAGTAAAGGTGCAGCTGATGCTATTGGGCTCACTGCCTCTGGAGTTGGACGAGTCAAAGTAACACGACTTGACTAACTACTTATGACTGCAATACTTGCAGAACCTCGCTCTCAAGATAACACTTGGGAGCGTTTTTGTAGCTGGGTAACCAGCACCGATAACCGTCTTTATGTTGGGTGGTTCGGGACACTGATGATTCCGTGCCTCCTTGCTGCCGCTATTTGTTTCATCACTGCGTTCGTCGCAGCTCCTCCTACGGATATTGATGGTATCCGCGAACCAGTATCAGGGAGTCTCCTTTATGGAAACAACATCATATCGGGAGCCGTCGTTCCGAGCAGCAATGCCATCGGACTACACTTCTACCCAATTTGGGAAGCTCATTCACTTGATGAATGGCTCTACAACGGGGGTCCATTCCAGCTCACAGTGTTCCACTTCCTCATTGGCATCTATGCTTACATGGGACGGGAGTGGGAACTTAGCTATCGACTAGGGATGCGTCCCTGGATCTTTGTTGCATACTCCGCTCCGGTGGCGGCTGCTACCGCTGTATTCCTTGTCTATCCCTTTGGCCAAGGAAGCTTCTCTGATGCAATGCCTCTGGGTATTTCTGGTACTTTTAACTACATGCTTGTCTTCCAGGCAGAACATAACATCCTGATGCACCCCTTCCACATGCTAGGCGTTGCCGGTGTGTTTGGTGGAGCATTATTCAGTGCAATGCACGGTTCGCTGGTTACGTCCTCGCTCATTCGTGAGACGACTGAAAACGAATCTCAGAACTACGGCTACAAGTTCGGCCAAGAGGAAGAGACTTACAACATCGTGGCTGCCCACGGTTACTTCGGTCGCCTGATCTTCCAATACGCCAGCTTCAACAACAGCCGCAGCCTGCACTTCTTCCTGGCTGCCTGGCCTGTGGTTGGTATCTGGTTTGCTGCTCTTGGTGTTAGCACTATGGCGTTTAACCTGAACGGTTTTAATTTCAACCAATCACTTTTGTCTTCTGATGGTCGTGTCCTTAATACTTGGGCTGACATTCTCAATCGTGCTAACCTCGGCTTTGAAGTAATGCATGAGCGCAATGCTCATAACTTCCCGCTTGATCTCGCTGCAGCTGAGGCAACTCCTGTAGCTCTCACCTCTCCTACTATTGGATAATCATGGCAGCTGCTAATCCCTATGAGCCGGAGACTTCTTCGGTGACCGTACAATATGTGACACCTACTGCTACAGCCTCCGCTTTCCTCACTGCTTATGGTGAGGCAGAGCAGACCCTTGCTGAGCTGAGCCCTACTGGTGTTAAAGTACAAGCTAATACTCTTGCTACGTGGCCGTGATGGCTAAGCCTGGTCTCTACGCAAACATCCACGCCAAGCGTAAGCGTATCGCTGCTGGTAGTGGAGAGAAGATGCGGAAGCCTGGAGCTAAAGGTGCTCCGACTGCTGCACAATTTAAGAAAGCAGCTAAGACTGCTAAGAAATAGTTCCCGCTAATTCGGGCTGAAATCCACAACGATGTGGTCAATTAATTGGACTGGAGGCACCTCAGAGTAGGACCTTCTTTTCTTTGGCATTGGCCGGTTACGACCGACACCCTTTGCCGTCTAGACGGTGGGAAAGACCACAAACTTTCTTTAAAGCATATGCAACCCTGCTCAATTGAATGGGCTGCTCTAAATATTCTAGATGACTTAGAGCTTACCATGTAAACTCTATCACTGCGTAACAAGCAGTAAGAACAATAGCTAACACTACTCAAACTCTGGTAGGTGCTCTTAACAAAGTTAATGATGGCTCCTACGATTCTAAATATGCAACTTACCTGAAGCTGTTTTCGGGTGAGATGATCAAAGCCTATGAATCGGCCACGATTGCTAAGGATACTGTGCAGACCCGGACCCTGCGTAACGGCAAGTCTCTGCAGTTCATTTATACTGGCCGTATGCAGGCTGGCTATCACACCCCTGGCACCCCTATCCTTGGTAGTGGTGATCCTCCGGTGGCAGAGAAGACCATCCAATGTGATGACCTTCTGATTAGCTCTGCTTTTGTGTATGACCTGGATGAGACGCTGGCACACTACAGCCTGCGTTCTGAGATCTCTGCTAAGATCGGTCATGCTCTGGCCGAAGCTTATGACAAGAAGATCTTCCGCACCATCGCTCGTGCCGCTCGTCAAGCTCACCCCATCACTGCTTCTCCTGGTCCTGAGCCCGGTGGTTCTGTGATTCAACTGGGTACTACTAATGAGTACAATGCTCAAGCCCTGGTGGATGCCTTCTTCGAAGCTGCTTCTATCATGGATGAGAAAAATGTACCCAAGCAAGGTCGTACCGCTGTACTGGCTCCTCGTCAGTACTATGCTCTGATCAGCCAAGTGGATAGCAACATCCTGAACCGTGACTATGGTAACACCTCTGGTAACCTG